TGATAAACGGATGATAATCCCAAATATCCATCGGACGGGTAATAGGTTCCCGGTTCTCAACATACGAAAAAGGAGCACGAACAATGGGTATCCAACGTATAAGGGAGTTATTTCCCTGCCATGATTGTTTTATCGCTTGTTCAGAGAATATTTGTCCAAAATTGATATTAACGTCAGACAACATTTTAGTTGCAGCATCAACAGCCCATTTTTTACCAGCTCCGATGATGTTGATATGGTAATAACCGGCTCCAAGAAAATTTATTTCTGTTTTCTGCAGAAAAACACTTCCGGCAATTAAAATTACATCGTCGTCATCAATGACAGCCTTGCGGTCAACCTGATTGAAGAACGTTACTGAATGAACATCCTCCGGGAAACCAAACAAAGAACGAGTTTCCGGAGTAGCCGGAACTTTAATCGTTTTCGTATATCCTGTACGCTCTTTTTCAATATCCGTTATTGATGCGATCGAGAACGTTATTGCTACATCGGTTTTAACATCAAAATCGCTAACCGTCTTATTATCTATCTTTAGCCTCATAGTCGTTGAAGTCTTACAGGTTTACTCAATCTAAATTCAATTTGAACGGTCGTCAAGTCAGAAGAATATGTAACAAGATCGGAAGATAAAATATCTATCGGTGTAATATTATCTCCTTCAAGTAGCCATGTTTTCGGACTTGAATATATTTCCGAAATCCAATTTAACATATCGTTGTTTTCATAGTCGGAATAAGCGATAATGTTATGGTCGTAGTCGGAAGCGATAAGCTTATATCCGTTATTCGTCAAAATCTTTTCTTTCGTTACATCGTTTGATTCCTCTTTATCCGTGTAAAAGGTGTAGTGATCAATTCCTCCGATAGGATTGAGCCATGCAATGGTATAGGCTTTACAGGCACGTTTAACAACATTAATCGTTTTCGTTTCTCCGTTAATCGTTACCTGCACTTTCTTCGCTCCGGAATACGTGCTGCGAGGAATATGAAGAACGTAGATATTATTTCCGGACGATGAAGCGTTGGAATACGATATGGGAGTACCATCTAACGTTACTGATATTACAGGAGTTTCAGGACTATAAAAGTGCATCGCAATATGTCCCAACTTATGGGCTTTGCTTATGTTTGGTCTATTAGTCAGTATCATACCGTCACTGTTATGTAGTTTCCTCGATTATCGGTGAATGGGTTTCCGAAATTATCCGTTAACCTGAATGTTTCTCCTGGTGCTGGTTCTTTATCTGATCCGAAACTGATTGAACATATGGCCAGTCCGCTGAATGATGCATACTGAGTTGTTCCGTCCGAAAAGGTTGCAACAATCTGTACGGAGTAGAAATTTTTAATGTATCCGTTAACAAGTTCAAACGCTGGTGAGTAAATTTCTTTGTTCGCAAAAGAAAATTTTTGAACATACTTCAAGATATTGAACCGGACAGAACCTCCGAACAACTCTTCTCCGGTAAATTCCTTTTGATACAACCTGTCAGATGATATAGACACAAGTAACGACACGCAATCAACGGAAAACGATACCTGTACGTCTCCTTTTCCCTCCTGATGCGCTGCAATTATGCCATTCGGCTTTTGATAAATATTAATACTTCCCATTTTACTGCTATTTTACTGCTGTTAGAGTCTTAGTAACCATGTTTTCGACCAACGTTAATACGTGTTGATACATCAACCTCTCAATATCTGATTGCATCTTCGATTCGTATTTGCTTAGCGTTTTTTCAACAAAAAGACTGGGTTTTATTCCTCTGTTTTTTATTGAGTTCTGAAACATAAACGCTACGCTTAAATCACTTTTCCCTGGTATGGAGATGTTACGTACTCCGATCCATTTCATAAGTGCGGAGATTGGTACGCCTTTTGCTCCTTTTCGTCTTCCACGCTCCACGAATTCTCCATAATAAACCGAACTTCCAACAATATCAAAGCCTCCAACAATATCATTAACAACAACCTGAATACTGTTTGTTAATTCACCCGTCGCTGAGTGACCCTGCCGGATTAGCTCGTTTTGTAATTCGTTTTTGAGATAATCAGCAACTGGTTGAAGTATCGTTTTATCGGCAATCATACAATCGGTATTTGAATGTTACAACCATTGAAATTGTGCCGTCCTTGTGTTGGAACTCATCAGGTTCGCACCTGATTTCGGTAACAGATATAATATCACTTTGAGTACCGTTAAATTCGTAGACAGGAAGTAAGTTTAGGATTTTCATCGCTATGTCTTCCTGTTCCTGCCAGACTTCCTCTTTTTGTTCCTCCGTGAAATTTTCATTCAAGTGATGAATGTAAGCAGTCGCTTCGTAATTCGTTTCCGATTCAAGCTCTCCCGGAGAAATGCCGGTTACTTTTCGGGAAAGTAAAGACGGGGGGCAGAGCCAAAAAAGCGGATAACCGTCGCTGCCTTCATTCATCCGGTACGGAAACCCATGCTGAAAAGTATATTTCTCATCAGCACAAACGGTTTTCATCAACTGTATAAATTCACTTCTTTTCATTCAATTCTTCGAGTTGTGTTCTGTAATCGTACAGTAACGATTTCATGTAATTGAAATGCTCCGAACATTTCGATTTATCGCATTTACATTCACGTTCGCTCAGGTATTCAAGGACCTGTATTTTCGCTCTCAATTCAATTTCTTTAGTCGATATCATTTTCTGCAATTTTAAAGCTTAGCACCCTTGCAAACTCGTAACCTGACATTTGTTCAACCGTCTTTATATTTTCTACCCCGGAAGCGACCCAAAGGATTTTACCGTTCCATCCAAAGGAACTCATTGCGGAGTTGCCTTTTTTAACAGACTTTCCCGAAGTGTAGATATTTGGGTACGCTGAGTGGATATAGCTGTGAGTTGCCCCAAGCAAAAAAAAACCTCCAAAACGATTGGCATCGGTAAGTCCATAAATTCAGCAGCTCTATCCTTGCATACCTTTTCATCATACGGCTCGTTTTTCTTCCGGCAGAGAATTGCAATAACATTCGCAGCAAATGCGAATTTACCCTCACTCATTTCATTTCCTGCGTTCTGTAGGTCGGTTGATTCGCATAATTCTAAAGCGGAGATATTAACGCATGGCATAAGATTACCAACTACGTCAGTATCTGACGTCGGTAGGTAATACGTTTCTCCTTTATGCTCAAACTTAACCAATCCTGCCGGATTGAAATCAGGATGATACAAACAGCCGTAAACGAATTTGAACAAAACGGTATTATACAACGCCATTAGTTCAATAGACTTTGTCTGATATAGAATTTCGAGAGGAATATCACTCAGCAGCCCAAAAGCCTTTTTAATGAAAATATCAAATTCCAATGCCTGTTCGCCAGTCAATTCTGTTTCGGTTTCTGAATGAACATCCCTTAGCCATTCCGGGTATGAAGTGGCGAGAGTATTCAGCTCGATCATTTTTGACAGATTTAAATCCTCCCAACCATTACATACCTGATACTGTTCTTTGTTTATCTCAACTCTCAACATATCGTTTCGTTACTTTGATTAGTTGAGTAATTTCACGGGAAACGTTAGCAATACCGATATCGGATAATTTGTTTTTTCTGCGAAGCTCACAAAGTTCGTTTGCATAGGTAAATACCAATTCCAATGTAGTAAGCAACTGGTTTGTTTTTTCCTCCAATGTCAGTTCGGCTGATTCCAATGTCTCTTCAGGCGTTTCTTCTTCGAAATTATCATTTTGTTTCGAATTTTCATCATTTGCTGACACTTTCTTTTGTTCACCATCTGAGACACTCTCATTTTCGTCAGAATTTGATTCGTTTTCGTTATCTTTTTGCTCTTCTAACTCCTCATCTTCAGGGGTCACTCCTGCAACGATAGCAGCTTTTGCCTTTTCGAGATTCTTTTTTGCCGTTACTTCGTTCACTCCTGCAGCGATAGCAGCTTTGATAATCTCATCTTTCGACACACCTGCATTTAGGTTGTCGATGTAAACTTGTAATGTAATACGTTTTGCCATAATTGTAAATATTTAATTTCTGAATCCAAATGCTGCTATTCTGTTGCCTGATCTTTTACCCTTTTTCGTCTGGACCACATACCGTGTTAAATCTAATATATGATTGAACTTATCAATCGGGGTGTTTGTGAACTTTCCCGTCTTAGGGTCTTTTATCCAAGTGTAATTTTTTACTTCTTTAATTGAGTTAAGGCTTGCTTCTGTTATTAATAAAGGGCAATACTGTTTCGTTAATTTAATTCCGTCTAACACAGAACCGGGATATTTATCTACTCCCTCCACATTATACCCTGCTACTTTTAGCTCGTTAATACTTGTTTTTGCTGCTTTGTCTGCAATAATACGCTCACGACGGCCGATATTTAATTCTTGGAAATTCTTTTGAATCGATGGATAATCTGGATTCTCTCGAATAATTACATTGTTAAGATTATATTGGTAGAACTTTTCATCAAGAACCACTCTGCCATTAAAAAATCCAATCTTGGCGAAGGCTGCCGGGTCAGGATGAAAACCGAAATCCAAACCATAACCCCATAACTCAGCATCAGCCGGCCATTCGGGGATAACTTCGTAGGTATAGATCAAACCCTCTTTCACTGCAGGTAATCCAAGTCCATACACTTTCCAATGGTATTCAGAAACAGTTCCTTGTGATCGATTGAAAGGCGTGTCTTCGTATGCCTCAATCTCTCGAACTATACTATCCTGTAAAAATGGATTGTCTTTGTAAGTGGAATGAATAACAATGCAGTCATTACGCTTTGCTAAATCATACACCCAGTGTTCTTCTTCACTGGGATTGTAGTCTAATATAAACTTCCCACGGCTACGTTGCAATAATTGTTTGAAAGGTTCTTGATCCGCTTCCATCGCTTCGTTGATCCAATGTAAATCGGCAGCAACGCCGTGTACTTTTTGCGGTTCATCCAATCCGGAAAATTCAAGCGTTGAGCCTGTTTGCTGTAAAGTAAACACAGGAGGAATTTTTATGTGCTTGTATTGATCGAATAAACCGGACTTCTTCAGAAATTCATTCTCCCAATCATGCAAGATTGATAACCTGACCCATGTTTGCTTTGCCCGCCAAGCCATAATGCGAGCGTGTATGTGCGAGGATAAATAGATGTGTATATTCTGCATTATTGAGTACGTCTTACTTGAACGTGTCCCCCCCGGCATCAATATGATCTTAATGTCCGGGTTATTAATTGCGTCAAGCAACCGCTCCCCAACTGGAGTGATATATAGATCGTATTCATTCATCAGGTAAATCGCTTTTAGAACGTACGATTTTTACATTGACGGAGTTATACAGCTTATCTCCTTTTGTTGTATGGTCCAACTGCTCTTTTAATCCCAGTTCACGTGCGATAATACTTGGATTTAATAAGTCGGCTGCTGCCCCTTCAAGCTTCTGAGAATAAATAATATCTCGTATGCGTGATGTAATAGTCAGGTAAGCTTCATCTTTACAATACAATTCAAAGGTGTTCTTACAAATTTCAGCGAACAAGCAGAAGCTTATAATTGTCATTGCCCGCATTTTATTGACAGTCATTCTTACTCCAGTTCCAAAAACCTTTTCTTCTTTCAATGGGTTTTTCTCCACCCACTCAAAGTAATCAATAGCTTTTTCCCAAAGTTCGGATGGCTGGTATTTCTTTTCATTTCCAACAGCAAAACCCTTTGCTAATTTCCAATATGTATTTCCTTTTGGTGCTGCACACATAACATTTAGGTTTAAAATCAAAAAGAGCCACCAATCACGCATTACTACGCAATCAATGGCTCTCGATATATCTTTGTATAACTCCGGCTCTATTTTGGGCTCAAAGGCCTCGAATCCCTAAGGGAAAGCGAAAATTCTTTCTTGCATTTCCGGCAGTACACAATTAAATTGCCGGTGGTATCCTCTGATACCTTCAAGATAAGGTTTTCGCACTTAGGACATCTAACATCCTTATGTTCCTGCAAATATACAATATTTCCGTCTAAGTTCATACTTTTTCATCAATTATTGCAGATTATTTTTCATCAACTCCATAATTCGTTCATCTTTTATCGAAATCAATTCCTGTACCTTTTTGCAGGAGTGTAATACTGTAGCATGGGTTCTTTTAATAAATCTCCCAATTTCAGTATAACAGTACCCTTCTTTTCGGGCCAAGTAGCAGAATACGTGTCGAATGTTTACAACTTCGATTTTCCGATTTCTACCTGAGAAGTCTGGAAGGGCTGATTTTATTTCTTCTAACGTTTTCATCTCTAAAATTTCTCTTATTTTTGTTACTATTCTTGCAAATCTTTCAAACATTTGCAAGGTCTAATACTTTATGTGAGTTTTTGTACTTCTTTCATAATCTCCGACACTTTCTCTTTTGAAGCATTTGCCACTACATAATCGGTTATCGAAGTCGTGTAGCAAATTTCATCATTACACAAAATAGCCACTTCGTAGGAGTCAATTCCATTGCTATAAAATGCAGAGCCAAATAAAACTGAAACTCCGTACCCGTTGTCAAAGCTTACAATGGCTTGCTTGCTGTTCGGATAAACATTCGCAATCGGATGTTTATCAAAGACTAAATCTTCGAATGCTTTCATCGGAACTACTTTGATTTTCCCGCCAACCGACACGTCTATTAACGCTTGGCTATAAGCATCTTTTTCTGCCTTATTGTATCCTGATCTATAAGCATTCACTACTAATTTTCTAACCTCCATTCTGTCAATTAATTCAGATTGCGGATCGAACTCCCTCTTTGAATGCTCTATCGCTAATACTGTTACTGTTTTCTTTTTCATGCTGGTCTAAAATTTAATGCTGAATAATTGTTTTGTCATTCTACTAACAGACTCCTCACAACTCATAACTGCGGAATTAAGTTGATTGACTTCTTGCCAATTTTCCTCGTTAATCACAAATTTTAAAGTCTGCAATTTGTCAATCAGTTCATCATAATCACTCTTAGATAATTCAATAATATTCTGAATGCTGACCATTTTCAGTGTTGTGTCTGTGTTCTTTATTTCCTCATACTTTCACCCTTAAATTCAACTCTTTTTGTTGTTGCTATTATCCGGTCAAAAACTCGCTCGCCGTAAGTTTTCACAATGCTATCTTTGTTTAGATTCGTGGATATAATTATCAACTTTCCGTATTTTTCAACAGCGTCCATGATTTCGGCAAATACAAGGCGTTTATTTCCAAATACAACTGAAAGATCCTCTGTACCAACATCATCAACGCTAAGGATGTGTTTTTTAAGCACATCGTCCGCATTTTTATTCATATCTTGCACATCGTAAACAGAAACCACTTTTCCTGAATATTTAAGCAGTATTGCAGGAATGACGAACCGGGAAATCATCGTCTTTCCCCTTCCGCAATCGCCATACAAAACAAGTCCTTTACCCTCGTTATTTTCGAGCCAACTCACAACCTGCTCGTATTCGGAGTGCCATGTAAAATCAACTTTTTGAAAAGAAAGAAAATATTCAAAACATTTTACAAATACCTCTTTTGCGCTTGGTATTGATATTTGCACCCTGTCGGAAGGAATACTCATTCCTCGTTTTTTCATTTCTTCGTAAATTGAACCAAAACTACCATCGTTCATCGTTTTCTATTTTTGAGGTTTGATAATTAGCCGCCGGATGCTTGTATTGAGATTCCTTTTCCCACGTTCGTACGGCAGCCTTCCAGTCTTTCATTTTATTTTTGCCGACCATCCAGCCTTTAGATTCGTAAAAATTGAAAAATTTAGAAGCATCCACGTTATTTTTCCTTTCAAGACAATAAGATTCGATTTTTGAAAGTGTAGGAGGAATAAATCGTTTCGATTTTTCCCCTATGTTTTCTTTATTATCATTATCATTTTCATTATCATTTTCATTATCATTTTCATTATCGGGTTTTTTGGGTTTTTTTAAACCCAGTGGGTTTTTTGGGTTTTCTTCTTTGGTTGGTCGACCACCTTTTGAGCCGTTCAGCTTGTTTCGTTCAACTGTTTTTTGGTATTTAACTTCGTCAATATCCATTTGGTTCTTGAAAAAGGCGAATGCCATTTGCAGGTCAACATCCACTTGCGTACTTCCCTCTATTTGATAGTCGAATAATGCGCGGAATAATCTCCCAATTTGTTTATCCGATAAGTATTTGATAGGTTCGTAAAATGATTTGTAAATCAAAAAGCTATCTTTCCCCATTATCTTTCATTTTTACTAAGTTTGTTTTTAAGGGCGGTATTACCCGCCCTGTTTGATTTATGCAGATAATACTTTAGGCTGCCATTTAACAGCCCATAAATTACGCAGATACCCTATAAGCTGCTCATACGAACAAATAAACCCTTCGTTAATCAAGGAGGATATTTTTCTTTCAAGTTCAAATAGCTCTCTCATTCTCGGCTCATCCGCCTTGTTTCTTAAATCTGATTCGTGAGAACCAAAAACAATATAGTTTAATGCGCTTGCTATTTTCCTGATAGCAACAGGCATAAATGTTTTATCTACTAATTTAGAAACAGAGCCCGACATTTCTCGGTAAGCATCTCCAGCATCGTTACGATACTTGATAAGTTCATCGTAAACGAATTTGAGAACCTTAACTTTAAACGCAGGGTTTAGCCACATTGCAAAGTCGATAAAAAGAAGAGGATGCATCCAAGTACCGCCGTTAATTCCTCGTTTCTTTGTATAAATAGCTGATAATGAACTTTTAGCGTAATTCCGTTCTTTCAAATTGTTATTATCCGTAGATTTTACGGATAATGGAAACTCCTCATTTATAATTGCTTGAATAAATTCTTTTGTATTTTGCTGTTCAAAATAATGGTGAATTCCTTTTTGTTGTCCGCTATGCTCATTCCACTGCTGCAACAATGTTGTTGCATTAAACATACCATCGGATGTTCTTTGGGAAACGTCAAAATTCCCCATCTTTCTTATTAATACTTGATTTGTTTTCATACTATTACAGGTTATTTCGTCCATAAAATACGTCAGTTACCAACGTGGATGTAATGTTTCCGATATTATACACTGCTTCGGAAAAATTACCTTCCAAATTAAGAAGGTTATCGCAGTAGATTTCGTTGAAAACCTTTTCTCCGTGCTGTTCTTTCAGGAATCCCTGCAAATCAGACATGAAATAATCGTTAATTTCTCTTAGCTGTAGAAGTAGTTCAGCTAATTTAGGGATTACACTCGTTTCGTGAGTTGACGTGCTTGTATGCTTACTATTGTTCGGCATACTTGCATCTTTCATTGTTCTTGCCATGAATGAAAAATTAAAGTATTTAAAATGAGAAAGGCTATCTTCCTCCGTTCCGGCAAGAACAATTACTGACTTTGCAGTGCAGCAATCATGGAGGTCGATAGCCCTATAATTTGCAGCTTTCGCTGTACAGGTAGCAATAAAAAGAGCTACACATACAAAAGTCAATGTAATTTGTTCTTGCCTGAACGCTGCAAATTTAATACTTTTATTTTTCATTCCGTAATTTTTATGAGATTTTTAACGTTTTATTTGGAAAAGACACGGAAAGCGTCACGTCAATATCAAAAGACAAATTCAGTTGTTGAAAGTCGAAACTATCTATATTTCTGAGTTTTTTTACTAAAACTTTACGCTCTTTCATCATGTCGGTTATTGTCACATCAATTTCTTTTATCCTTCCAGACATCAATAGCCGGCGTTTTGCACTTTCTTTAGCTTGCGCTAATTGATTATTTACGATCTTGTTTAATGCATCTTCGCAGGCAATAAAATATCTGCGAGCCAACTTGCCTTTTTCACTCCTTTGCAGCATTGAAATTTCTTTAGCGCAACCTATTGATAGCGCATAATCGTCCATTTCTTGATAATTCAGGGGGTGTACCATTTGGTACGGGGTGTAGTCTATATTTACCATAAACCCAAATCCAAGCTGCCTGTCAAACCATTTTGAAAATCGCTCTCTTACTTCTAAGAAATCATACAACTCTCTTGCCGATACTGCACTTTTTCCATTATGGTCTTTAATTGAAACTAATTCCTTCATATCACAAATGTTTTTTCTGTTTTTTATTAAAATTGGTAAACTAACATTGCTGCATCCCTGCCATGCTCATTCGTTCTCAATAAATACCCTGTGTATTTCTTGAAATATTCGGCACTCATTTTCGTTCTGTTATTCTTGGGAGCAACCATTTCAAAATCAACCCCTAAATCGTTAAGAAAATCCTCCCATATTCCGGAATCCCTTTTTACACTTCCTGCGCCCTGCAACTTCTCACGTCCGCTATTGCCAAACCATTGCCTTTTTCGGGCATCTTCAACCCTGATGTAAACTTCCGCTCCATGCGCTGCGAATTGCTTTGATACGAGCTTTATAGCCTCGTGAATTTTCATTGATGAAACAAGTATGAGAGATTCTGTTTTGCGGTTGTAAATCGAAACTCCAGTATGTACACCAACATCAATACCGATAATGATTTTCTTTACTTTTAAATCAGCCATTATTCTCCTATTTCTTCAAATGTGAGTAATACCTTTGCGGTCGGCTCTCTCTTCAAAGAAGCCCTATACACTTCAATTTCCTTTTTGTCGATGACTTTGTTGTTTGGCCGCAAGGTGCTTGTTCCTTCTGAATCTGTGACCATTGCACGGATGATTTTTATTTTACACATAACTTAATCTTAAAAAGGTAAATCGTCCGTTTCGTCACTCACTGGCGTTGTTGGTGCTGGCGTTTCTGTTTTCTGAAACACATACTCTTTTCCATTACCTATATATACCTTTGGTTTTTTCGCTTCTCTTTCTTCTTTCGATTGAGAAATGCTTACGCTGTGAGTATTACCATATTGGTCTGATTCTCGTCGAGAATCGACCACGAAATCTGCGTACCACTTTCCGTTCTTACCTTGCTTGCGAGCTTCTGCTGGAATGTCGCTGAGACAAATTGAAATTGTTATCATTTTATTTAATTTTTAAAGTCCAAAGTTTTTATACCAAAGCGGAATGTTTGCTCTTAATATTCCGTACTTATTGTCTGCTCGGTAAGAATAAGAGGGGAAATGATTCTTAATTAAAGCCTCTGACACACAATGCAATACATATTCATATTCGTCACGCATCCATTTAATATCATCAGGGTCAAATTCGTACAAAGTAGCAGAGTACGGAGGTTCTTTTTCGATTACAAGCCAGTAGTAAACATCGACCTGTTTCATAAAGCCACTTTTTAGAACTCCGTCAATCTGCATGATCGCCTGAAATGGATAGTCATAGTTTGCCATGTCCTTGCTGAATTGCTCCGGTGAACCGTCAGTGGTTGTTTTCACGTCAACGATGATATTTTTCTTTGACTTACAGATATCGGGTCTTGTTTTTAGTTTTAATCCGCTTGGGTCAGTCCAAAAAATTGAATATTGATACTCTATATTTTGAATCAACTTGTTTATTACAGCATCTGCGTAACAAGAGGCTAGCATCTCCATAATGGCAGACATTGATTCTTTCCCGTTAGAGTTGATTATATATTTTCCTGAATTGAAAATACCAGACTTCCACTCCTGATTCGTTTTGCTGATTATTGACTTTGTTTTGTCTGGGCGGTCTTCGGGATTGTAAACATCCACACAACGCCCAAAATTATCTCGATCCAACAAAGCCAACTCAAACGCATTGCCGAAATCAAAATGCATTTTACGGCCTGAATCAACTTTGCCCATAGAATCCACTTTACCGTCAAGATACAACTTGAATAACTTCAGGGACTTTTTAGCCAACTTCAACCCTGATGCAGAAAAATATTCCTTATCGTTGTGATAGTCATCTATATTGATATTATCGAATATTCCGTTATTCATTTTCAAGCGCTGTTGCAGCCCGATCTGCGAGCTTGGTTATTTTTCCCTGTATCATATCTTCGTAGTTCATTACATCCTTACGATTTAGATCTTTGCCGAAAATCTTTCCTAATTTTTCGGCTGCATCTTTTATTGCATAACTTTCTGCTGCTGGCAGTGCTATTGCGACAGCATTGCTTTTAATTGCATTGAAATCTGTTGCTCCTGCTCCGGAATCCGTCTGAAGCGGTTGGGCTCCTACTCCGTCCTGAAATTCGGTTTCTCCTGTAATTGGATTTGTGTAGAATAACCGAACAGTTACGGCTATTGAGTTTGCAATTAGTTTTATATCTCGGATTTCAACCCACCATTTGTTGAAAATATTGGTTAGTAAATACTCTATTTTCCCGATCGGAATGTATGGTGTTTTGCTGTATGGGTGTTCTTTAATCCATGAAGCAGGAGGATTGCAGTTGCAAAGTAATGTAAGTTCATTATCCTTAACTGCCTTAGATAAGTATGTTTCACTGTACAAATCCGATATTGCTGGTAGTTTTCGTTCTTCTGACATGATAGTTTTTATTTATTTGTTTAATGGTTTCAAAAAAGGAGCGTCCGACAACTGTCGGTCATCTTGAAATCTTAACTTTTATCTTCCGCCTCCGCTCCTGTGTTATATTGTTTAGTCAATCAAATAGACCAAACCTTTTATAGCATCACGAAAGTTGTTGAATTTTGCAGTAACTGCATTACGTTCTGCGTACCAATGGTCACTTGATTTCTTTTCTTCCGCTGCTTTCTTTTCAAGAGTCAAAACCATATCGGACAATTCGTCGACGGTTAGTCTCAATAAATCTTCTTTTTTCATGATAATTCGTTTATATATGGTTTTAATATTTCAACTATTTTTCTTCCTGATAGGTAGATTATCAGCCCTCCAACTATTTTAGAGGCAATTAACCACATGAACCATAATCTGACATCTTCGTTAATCTCTGCGATAATCAGGATAAGCCCGATCGAAAACAGGAGATACAGGAGTATTAGTTTTAATGCTTTCATATTCGATAATCTTTTTTATGTTCTTCAATTGATTTGAATGTAGGCAGCTTCTCCATTGCCTTGTCGAGGTCGGTGCGTTTGTAAACGATTTTTCGTCCAAACCTCCGAAACGTTACCTTGCAGTCGTCACGCCATTGCCTCAGTGTCTTATCGCAAAAGCCGGTATAAACCTGAGCTTCTTTGTCTGTAAGCCACGTCTTTAATGATATGTCACAAGTTGCCGTCATAGTTATTTATCTCTAATGATGAATAATTGTCCGCCTCTCGTTTCTCGACGGAAAAACAAACCTTTTTTCTTTCGGCGATATGCCCACGATTGAATATTTTCCTCCATCGTCCGGTCATCATTACAAGTAATGTCGAGTTCTCCGCCAACCGGAATTTTCAGTACCTTTTGTTTCCATTTATTGAAAACTGCTTCACGTTCTGCTTTTTTGATTTCTTCTTCAAGTTCGTTCATATCTGTATATTTTTAATTTAATCTCCAAAATAAGTTCCCGCCGGAGCAGTTGCGTAATGATTCGCAATGTGTTTACTGTAATCTACCACCGGACGAGGAGCGTTCATTTCCTCTCTTATCACTCTCATTTCTTCCTCTGTACGAAGTTTACCACAGAAATATTCATACTTAACTCTGACCTGTTTTGCGTTTTCTTTCTCGACCCACCAAGCTCGTTTCAGACTTTCAGAAAAATTATCTGAGTATCTAGAATTTCCCTTGAAGATCTTCCAAGCTCTTTTCATTACTGCTTTTTTGTCGATAATTTTCATGTTCTTGTAATATTTAATTATATTTGCAATTGTGAACCACTTTGCAAAGATAC